ATCCTGTTCGTTTTTCAAGTCCTGTTGAAAAGAAAAGTTTAATTGATTCTGTAATGTAGTTAAAGACTCTAGTATCTGTCTTTGATTTTCTACATCGTATTCTTCTTTTGGTTCAGGTATGTAATTAGTAATCTTAGCCATGTAAAGCCCTACCTCTTGCGCTTGAACTAAAACCAGATGATCTAGAAGGTCTAGAAGGAGATGAATAGTTAGCTCCACCAGGTCTATTTCCTCTTGCTCTATCTTGATTGGTTTGAATAGATGATGGTCTCATATTAACTTGTTTCTGAATAGCTCTAGCTTCTCTCATTGTTTTTTCTGCGGCTCTATCTCTTGCATCTCTGCCACCATAACTTCTAGCATCAAAATAATCAGCTAATGTTTTTGATCTAGCAAAATCTGTATTACGTAATCTTTGATTTAAACTTCTGATACCACCTAAAACATCACTACTTTTATTTAAAAAAAAGTTAGCGCCAGGTATAGCAAAACCTAATACAGCTCTAAACAAATCTGCTATACCACCAGATTTTTTTTGACCCGGTAAAAATTCTTGCTCTACATCTTCTTCATTAGCTACACCTAAAGTACCTATTCCTTGAAATCTATTTAAGTCTAGTCCTCCTAATCTATTTTTAGGAGCAAAAGGAAATACATCATCAGCAGTTCCAGATACGCCAATTAAATTTGCAATACGATCATCAGCGGTTCCAGGAGGTTCAAAAGGAAACACATCATCCGCGGTTCCAGGAAGACCTATAAAATATCCTTGATCATCTGCTCTTTGAGGCACTCCATAAAGAAATCCCATGTCTTGAGTTGCAGGTAAACCAAGTAAATTCGCATATGGATCATCTGCTGTTCCAGGTGAAAGAAAAGGATTTGGTGGTAAAACATCTGAGCCTTCGGGAGCAAAATTAATTCTACCTTCTGTATCTACTAAATTTCCTTGTGCATCAAAAACTATTGCCATTATCTTCTTCCGTCTGGTTGTGCATCTAATCTTAGTGTGCCGTACCTCCAGGTTTCACCTGTGCCATCATTTTCTATTTTGACAGATACAAGTCTTCCTCTGGCTCGAGTATCTACCTTATCAGTTGTTGACGTAACTGTAAAGGGTCCAAGTGGTGAGCTGACAGCCACATCGTCTGGATATGCACTCACTAATAAAGTCACTTTAGCATTACCAGTTTGATATTTAAAATCAGGTATAAATCGTCTAACAGCCATAAAAAACTCACCGTCTCCTCTAAAATCAGCAACGCCAGTTGATCCACCTAACGAACTTTGTCTATTGGTAATGTCCCAGTCACCAGATCTTATAAAGGCAGGAATAGCGGTGGTCGCCGTACTATTAACTTGATCTGTGCCTTGTTCGTGTTCGTAATAAATACTAGCTCCATATTTATTTGTAATCCCTAATATATCAGGAAACACTGGTGTTAATGTATCATCATAATCTGTTGCGTATGGATTATCAAATACACTCTGATCTTGATACGTTGTTCTATCTAATGATGACGTTGTCCAACAATTTTCAGAATAGTTGTAAGTTACACATCTATCAATTTGATCTGATCCATCTTTTGGATAAAACCAATTTACCTCTGTATATAAATTATTAGAACCTGCAAAGATAACATCTCTCGAATTAAAATTTAGTCCAAGATTATCTCCGTCTGTACTAAATACAAAATCCTCTACTAATGATGGTAATGATTTTACTGTACCATCAAATACAAAAAATCCACCTTGTGATCCCATCCAAAATACTGCTCCATTTACGAATGTAGCTGCGTGTTGAGAAATACATCCACAGTTTGTACCAACCTGTCTAACACTAAATGTAAACGGTGGTCCAACAAATTGAATTACATATGCAGCTAGATCAGTTATAACAAAAACATAATCTTTACCTTGGAGAGCTGCTCGTATTTCATTACCAGTATCTAATCTAAATGTACCAGCAGTGTTGGTTGCTGTTGGTGTGTATGTATTTAAATCTTCTTGATTAGAAAATCTTACAAACATTGGATCTTGTGTTGTCGTGTCACCAATGGTTGTTTCAGTTCCAAAATGAAATAAGTGTCTGTCTCGATCAGAAACTAACGTAAATCTACTGGCTGTAGGATTGTTTGTAGTTTGAAAATTAGTAGTGGTTAATGACGCTCTAATTGTTCTAGCATTTGTAGCGCCAGCATTCCATGTAAAAGTTTTACCATTAAATATAGTTGCAACTAATACTTGACCAAAGTTGTCAAGACTCCAGTTCCCTGGATCTAAAATTACAGAGCTTGTAGCTCTAGCTGTACCCCAAGTTGACGTATTCCATGTAGATGTGCTCCAACCAAATCCAGTTGTTTGCGTTGTTGGTCCAATTTCAACATATGGATTAACAGTCACGGCTCCTGCAGCAGTCATACCAGAACCTGTTTCAACAGATGCAGCTTGAACAGTAAATTTATCTACATCCGGAACAGTTAATATCTCATAAACTTTTTCTAAATCTGCAGCTGTATAACCAGACGCTCCTGTAACAGTGACACCCGACAAAGTAATGTATCTTCCTGCAGCTAATCCGTGTGAACCTTTATTAATAGTTATAGTATTAGAGTTATTAACAGTTGTTAAAGTGCCTCCAGTGATTGCCGTATCTAAAGGAGTAATATCGTAAAAATCATTACCATAATATAAAAATAACCCTTGAGACGTTCCAATAGCAGAATATTTTTCACCTGCAAAACTAGAAAATGCAACCTGTGCTCTGGCAGCCCCGGGTAATGTTTTATTAGCAGCTGTTAATTGTAACCAGCCACCTATTTTTTCAGGTAGCCCATATCTAAATCTAACAAAATCACCATCAGTCCATTGTCCCTCTGCTCCTGATTCTGTATCTTGTTTATTAAATCCTGGCTTGAATTTTAATTTTTGTAGCATATACTAGCTTATATAATACTTATTTAAAATATGAAAGACAGATTATAATGGAAAAAACAGTAAATATCACGAACTTTATTGGTGTATATGATAACTACATTACAAAAGAAGAATGTAATAAAGCTATACAATTATATAAGAATCAAGATAAATTTAATAATACTATTAATAGAATAGGTGGAGAAAAAGCATCTATATTACAAAAACAAGATCAACAATTTTTTGCTGCGGAAGATAATGTAGATGTATGGTGGGAATCTTTAAAACCTATGATATTTAATTTTGATTTAGCATGGAATCACTACGTTAAAAATGTAGGAGCTGGTGCAGCTTACGGAGTTCCTTTTCATTTTACTTGTTTAAAAATTCAAAAAACTTTACCAACTGAAGGGTATCATGTTTGGCATATAGAACACGGTAAAGGATTTGATAATGAACCTCGTGCTTTTGTATTTTCTATATATTTAAATGATGTTGAAGATGGTGGAGAAACAGAATTTTTACATTTTTCAAAAAGAGTAAAACCTAAAACAGGTAGAATAGTTATTTGGCCAGCAGCATTTCCTTATGTACATAGAGGAAACCCACCTTTATCAGGTGAAAAATATATTTTAACTTCTTGGATGATGTTAAGGTGATTAGTCTATTAGATAAAAATAATAAATTAAACGAGGATCGAAATAGTATAAGTGTCAGCTATACTAGACATGTTAATATTATATTTGGTAATTATCCTTATCCTAATGTTATACATAATCTTATGATCTTAATTAAATCTAATTTAGCCTCTGATATGAATAACTATACTAATGTAAAGGGAGGAATGACTAAGTGGGATTATTTTTTAGACAAACCTGAATTTATTGACTTTACAACCTATTTAATAAATAAATATCAAAACACACATCCAAACATATTTAAATATTTTTTTGAAAAAAAAACTATACAAAATGCATGGGGTAATGAAATAAAAAAAGGAGATAGTGTAAATTATCACACTCACTCTTGTGTGCATGGTATATTATATTTAACAAAAGGATGTGATTTAATATTGCCAGAGTTAAATTTAAAAATATCTCCAGAACCAGGGGATTATTATATATTTCCAGCGGAAATATTACATGGTTTTGATATACATAAAGAAGATTATAATAGATATACTTTAGTATTTAATATTGTAGAAAAAAATAGTTTTGATTTTGATAAAAAATTAAGAACTATAAGAAGTAGGTCTTGCACCTAATCTAGCAATTTTATCTTCCTCTGATTCTCCATCAACATTATCTGCATCCCAATCAGATTGTAATTTAGCTAAATGAGCTGCGTCCCATTTAGTAACGAAGTCTTGAAAGTCACCTAAATTTGCATCTTCCCAAGAAGAGTGTGCAGTTGCATCTCGATATTCAACAGTATCACTAGGATTAGGTGTTCCATATTGAATAGCCCAAATATTAGACCATTTTGCTAATCCCCAAAAATCATTATCATCAATTGTATAACCAGTTCCAGCGGCATCACCACTTTGTTTAATAACTAACTTGTCTTCAAATACCACTGTCCATTGTGCGTTTGTTGCCATAATTTCTCCTACGTCTTAATAATATAAATTACTGTTAAATAAGGTTGTAAAACTGAAGTTGCATCACCTGTAAAGTTAGCACTCATATTATGAGAGTGACCTTGACCAGAACCAGCGTTTCCACTATTAAAAGGAACCGTGTTATTTTGAGAGTATGGATAAAAACCACCAGTAGAGTATGGACCACCTCTTTCTTTTCTAACGTTAGTATTGTGACTGTGCGATGCAAGTTGTGCTGTTGATAAAGTAGCATTTGCTGTTGATCCTCCAACGTTTCCAGTTGAAGTTACAGTGTTTGCTCCACCAGTAGAAGCTAAAGCTTTATTGTTAGATTTTCCAACTGCTACATTGTCAGATAAATTTGGAAGATTAAAAGTTGATGCACCATCTCCAGCTCCATAAGTTGTACCTACGATTGCAAATAATGCAGAGTAAGTTGATCTTGAAACTGCTGCTCCATTACATTCTAAAAAACCTGTTGGCACTGAAGCAGAAGACCACGGCACAATAGTTGCCGTAGGAATTCCTTCGATACCAGTAAGATTTGCTCCGTCGAAATCGTATTTTGTTGCTTCGTAATTTGACATCTATTATTTCTCCTTATACGTCCAACCTGTTGTTGCATCTCCTGAGAAGACTAGACAAAAAGCTGCGCCTTGTGTATTAACTGTAAGATCTGATGCTGCATTAGCTATATTAGATCCATTTCTTCCAACAGTCAATGCATTACTATTAAAATCATAACCTTGATCTAAGAATGAAACTTCATCCCCTGTAGCAGGTGAGGCTGGGAGCGTAACTGTTACTCCTCCACCACTTGTATTTACTAAAAGTTGAGCTCCAGCTTGAACTGTTTCAGCTGCTGAAATTGCTCTCCAATTTCTTTGCTCAGATAATTTTACAACATTAGTTCCATCAGAATATAATACGTAGTTATTTCCTTCACATAAAAGTACACCTGTACCTGATGATGTTTTAAAAGTTAAAGTATTTCCTGCATGATCACACGCGTTTTGCACATGATAAACTTTTTCAATTGAATCTGGAATAGATACTGTTCTGTTAGCTGCTAAAGTTCCTGTTAATTTAATAACATCGTTTTTACCATCAGATAAAGCACCGTTAGTAAAAGTTAAAGATCTGTTAGCATTAGTTAAGTTAAAAGTTGTAAAACCACCAATAGCTTGTTCTAGAATAAGTAAGTTTGTATTTGTAATTTGACCCCAAGTTCCCGAGTTTTCACCGGTTGCTTGTACTGTAAGTTTTAGGTTAGCAGATGTTGAATTCGCCATTTTTTAATTCCTTATACGTTCATT